ATATCGCATGATATACATATAGCTGTAATCGTTGAAGCAGACGATAAACATTCTGGACTCGGGGGCGGTACCCGACGGGTCCACCAAAGATACATTAGAAGACGTTCTCTACCGTGTAGCGCGGCTGAAGTCAACAGGGTGGTTGATTAATGTATCTTTGCTGGGCCCGAAATAGGATCGACAGGTGTTGAAAAGACGTGGAGGTTACCGGGATGACCTACGACATTCGGTCACTTAAGTAAATGCAAACGAAAATTTTGCTCCTAAGGCTTACGCACTAGCTGCCTAAGTTCTTTGGGTATGGTTCCACCTAGAAACAGAACGGGCCACCAACACACACATCACATAAAGGATAATTTATGACTAATATCAATATTAATGCAGGCGGATATGTGTTCAATTCACCTTCTGCCATCAATACTGTTGCTCCGATTGCTGTAGCAAAAGCTTCTGTTTCTCTTGGCGCTGCTTTTAATCCTAAGCGCTGCGGAACTAAAACCTCCCATGTAATTTTTGTTCTTGATGACTCGGGATCCATGCAGGATTGCCGGGATGCGACCATTGAAGGTTTTAACGAATACCTAGGAATGCAAAAGAAAGACGCAACTGAGAAAGGTATTCCTACGTTTGTTTCTCTCTACAAATTTGACGGACGCAATGTGAACAATGTTTACAACCGTGTCCCTGTTGCATCAGTTTCTAATCTGACTCGTGATACATATAATCCTCAGGGGATGACAAATCTGTTTGACGCAATTGGCGGCGTCATGATGCAGATTAACCTCGATCTCACTGCAAAGAAAAAGGCAGATCGTGATTCTGTTATCATCAACATTCTGACGGACGGTCATGAAAATTCATCTCGCACATTCACCAATGGTGATGTGAAGCAAATGGTATCTAAAGCGCAAGATAAGGCATGGGCATTCATGTTCTTGGGTGCGAACATTGACGCATTTGCTGCGGGTCAAACCCTAGGTTTCAATGCACATAACACAATGCAGTTTGATACTAAGAATGTCGGTGCAACTATGCGTGCTGCATCCCGTATGACTAATGACATGAAGTCGATGTATTTTGCTTCTGCATCTGCTGCAGATATTAACGTCAACGCATTGTATGATCAAACATCGTTTACTGTTGCGGAACGCAAAGCTGCTATCGACGGAGAAAAGTAATGAACAAAACTCCGTATGAAGTTCGTCTTGATGTTATGAAAATGGCACAAGAAATGCTCGACAGAGAATCTCAGATGCACGAGTCAAAGTTCTATATGAAACTAGATACTCTTAGAGCTTCTAATGCAGATGTCAATACTATTAACAATTTTATTGACAACTACCATCCAAAGGTGTATAATGAGAGCGATGTAGTGGCGCGTTCATCTTCACTATACAACTTTATTACTGATACCACTAAAAACAAACCTTAAGGAGAATACTTTATGAAAAATCTTATGCTTGCAACCGTCGCTGTCCTCGCCCTCGCAGACACCGCATCTGCTGGTGACCTTTCGTTTGGCGGATATGGCGAATATGCGCTTGAAGCTGAGACCTTTGAATTTGGTCTTGGCGCTGACTATGCAATCAACGCTGTTACCCTCAGCGCTGAGATCGTAGCAACCAAGCCTAATGACGTTGCTCTTGACCTTGATCATGTTGATCTCGGCGTGACTTACGCTGCTGCAGAGCAAGCTGACATTTATGGAAAAGTCACTCTTGACTCTGACCTCGAATACAGCGAAACCACTGTCGGCGTAGCATTCAGCTTCTAATCTAGGACGGGCCCATGAGTAGAATTGTAGTTGACGAGGAGATGCTTCGGATCGCTGCAATCACTTGTGGGCCCGATTCCACATTTTACACTATATTGGCACAGGGCATTCAGTATAAAGAAGCGGGCTTGACACCTGTGTATGTTTTTGATAATGTGTTAGGAATGGTTGAAGTCATGACAGAAGAAAACCATACTAAAATGTTGAATTGAGGAACTGGATGAACGATAAAAACTCAAAATTACAATTTAATTCCTCGTTGATCGAAGAAGTCGAAAAAATTGTGAAGGATAAAAAGATCCTTTATTTTGAGGCTGTGCTAATATGGTGTGATCTCAATAATCACGAAATTGAATTTGCAGGCGAAATTATTAAAAAGAATATGGTCTTGCGTTCAAAAATACAGCTCGAAGCAGAAAATTTGAATTTCATGAGAAAGAGTTCAAGGCTTCCGATATGACGACTGCATTTGATGTCTTTAAAGACTATGTTGCGTTAAAAAATCACTTCACCACAAAATCCTACGACTACTTTAAATATCAAGGTAAGTCGCGCTCCGTGACCGTTGACAAATACAATCAACGGAAGGATAAAGTTTTCTTCATGAAACTTGCGAAGCATAAGGATCCTCGTAATTTCCTTGTCGCTAATTTTCTCGAAGGAACAACGTGGATAGGTGATCTTGCTTATAATGAGCAAGCGCAAACAACGTATACGAATTGGTTGAAAAGAACTCAATCGCTGACATACGTTTTTCAAAATGAGATCACAAAACTAGATGATGATCTTAATACCAACTTCATAGTGACTGACGGACAACACCCTGTCGCTTTGAAGTTGTATCTCAAGAAGGAAATATCAATTGAAACACTCGTGATTTTGATTGATATAGTTCGCTGCTATTCGCACTGGCAGAAGAGTTTGGCGGAAGACATTGTGTGGAAAGAAGTGTCACATAAACTGTCAAAATACAAACCGTTCCTTCAATATGACAAGCAAAAATGCAAAAAGATTTTGCTTGATCACTTCACTTTTGCATGATACGATGCATATATAATGTGTCAGCAATGATTCATTAAACGCGCATAACGCCGGTTTATGATTCATTAATGATACATTAGAACATACTAAAAATATAACGCTATACAAAACATACGGAGCATACATATGTCACTTTCTTTCGCAGAAATGAAAAAATCTCGTCAAGCAACTCTTGATACTCTCACCAAAGAGTTGACGAAACTCCAGACGAGCGGTTCTTCAGATGAAGACAATCGCTTCTGGCAGCCCACCGTTGATAAAGCAGGCAACGGCATGGCGACTATTCGATTCCTCCCCCCAGCAGCTGGCGAAGATATGCCTTTTGTGCGTGTTTTCTCTCACGGGTTCAAAGGCCCGACCGGTTTGTGGTATATCGAAAACTGCCTCTCTACTATTGGCAAAAACGACCCTGTTAACGAGTATAATAACACTCTCTGGAATTCCACGACTGACGATGCATCACCTGCTCGTAAGCAAGTTCGTGAACAGAAGCGTAAACTGAACTTCATCTCTAACATTCTCGTTGTCAAAGACAGCACGAATCCGGCGAATGAAGGTAAGGTTTTCTTGTTCCGTTATGGTAAGAAGATTTTTGACAAGATCAATGAGGCAATGAATCCTCAGTTTGAAGATGAAAAACCTATGAACCCATTTGATCTGTGGGAAGGTGCGAACTTCAAACTCAAAATTCGTCAAGTCGAAGGTTATCGTAACTACGACAAGAGTGAATTTGAGGCACCTGCTCCGCTCAGCGATGATGATGATCATCTTGAGTCGATTTGGAAGAGCGAACATTCACTTGCCGCATTCCTCGACGCTTCTCAGTTCAAGTCATATGACGAACTGAAGGCAAAACTGTCTCGTGTTCTCGCACTTGATGGCGCTGCAGGAGCTCGCAACAGTCGCGCAGAAGATAACGAATCTTGGGATCGTGAAGAACCTCGTCAGCAACGCGCTGCACAAGCGCCTCGTCAAGAAGCAGCATCAAGCAGTTTCGCAAACGACGATGACGACTCTCTTGATTTCTTCAAGAATCTCGCAAACGACGACTGAGTTTAGTGATAGTAATGAGTAACGGGGGCGCAGAAATGCGTCCCCTTTTTTTTTATACGGTGATAGACGCTCTACCGAACAGCGCAGATTCATCGAATAGTTTTGCAAACATATTGTCAATTGCAGGCAATGGGTTTGTCGAATCTGGCGTGCCCGGGACAGCCTCAGGCTGATAACTAGCAGGGGTAAATTGAGCACCGTTATTTGTCGGCGTTGTAACTGTCGGCTTGGGTGCAGGCGCGTCCCTGTTCAATGTCGTGGTTTTTGACAGATTATTTAGGGTGTTTGAAATTCTATCGACAAATGATGCTGTGTTAGAAGTGGCAGTATTTGAAGCTACTGCAGCAGGTTGGGCAGACGCAGATCTGACAGATTCCATTTCAGCAGCAGTTAGTCCCGCAAATCCTTTTGACGTATCAAATGATTCCCATTGTTTACCTAATTTATATGTGTTCCATGTAGAAGGATCTGCGTTAGGATCTCCTACAGTAGCTCCGAAGTTTGCTAGCGTCAATCTTTTTTGTAGATTCGCGTCAAATTTCATAGTGCCCCATTCAGATTCAGGTATATTTAATCTGCGTAGGTTCTCTATCAATGTTCCTCTGACAAATTGTCCTGTCCCTACTGCACTAGTTCCGACTCCGCCAGCAATGCCGTCTGCTGCCGTCATTGCTGTCAAATCTTTTTGCATAGCAAGGACTTCATTGATAGTCATGCTTGTCAATGGTTTTTTATCTAAACCTAATGCTTTGCTATATTTTCCCGAACCTGGAGTGCTGTTAGTGTCACCGAAAATTACGTCAGGATTTGTCGCACCTTCTCGTTCAGAAATCATACCTAGAACAGCATTTTCTTTACCTGTCAATGTTGCGTCAGGGACATATGATTGCGTAGGTCCCATTTGACCTCCGCTATAATTGGAAGTAGAACCTGCGCCTAGCCACGTTGACGGATTCCATAATGAGAAACCGCCCTCATCAGCAGAAGCGTTTTCTTGTTCTCTAGCTATTCTGTAGGCATCAGCTCTGTTCGGTGCTTTAGCAGCAGGACCTGCGTTAGGATCGCCTGTAGGTTCTGAACCCCATTCCCATAATTTGTATGCACCGTATCCTACAGCAGCGGCTGCTGCGACTGCAGCCGCGCCTGCTAATACTTCAGGTGCTGCGACGACCGCTGCTGCACCTTCAAGCAATGTTAACGCACCTGCTCCAACTGAACGTAATAATGCGCCGCCAGCAGCAGCACCCAATGCTCCGCCTAACATATTTCCTACACCGCCTCCACTTGAAGGCATTTCATCCACGTTCAATATTTTAACTGGAATGTATTCGTGGTCCTGGAAGAAACTAACTAGAGGATCATCAATGATGCCGTCTTTGTTAGTCATTGATGCTATTTCGGGATTTCGATCATTGGTGAAGGTCTCTATATTTCTAGCCATTGATTCCATGGTTAGAGTATAATTTTCAGACCTCTTATCTGCTGTATTCAGATACTCATTAGACTTTTTAAGTTGTGTCGTTATATCTAGCAATCTAGTCGAAAGATTTGCTTGCATATCTCGAATTGATGACGCCAACTCACGAGAAACCACTGCGTCACTAGCATCATATTTTTCATTGGTTTTGACAGCTTGCGCTTGATTATTGAATTTTCTGTTGCTCAACATATAATCAGCAAATGCTGTTACATTATCGGGTGTGGTGCTCATTGTGCGCTCGCTTTTTGTTTTTCTTCTAATTCTTCCAGATAATTCTTGAGCATTTCGACGTAGATATCCCGTTCAAAAGGTATCATGTTTTCAATTTCTGTTAGAGAGTATTTATGGTGTTGCACGAGCGCGAACATAACTTGATAGTAATTTTCTAGCGAGTTATGGCTCAGCGTAGCGTAAAAAAATCATTTAACGCAGTCATGACAATTTTTCTGTCAGATCCTTTTGAATTTTTATACTCGATGACATATTTCAGAGTAGGCATATTCATGACAAAATTTCGCATTTTTGCATAGGTCGGGATTTCAAAATTCTCGAGATATTCTGTCAACTGCTCTCTAGTCATTGATGAAGTATCATACATCTCATCACCGACATAAATCTTATCAATGCATCTGACGACAAGTTCATCAAACAGATTTTTAGGTTCTATTTTAGAAAACTCTTCATCGGTATATAGACTTGCTTCAGCATATTTCATAACAATAGTTGTTGTATCGTCAACTTCAATGCTCTTTTTGACGTTTTCAGGAAATTCAACTTTGATGTTGTCAAGGTCAATTTCAAAATCATAGATTTCATTGTCTTCATTATCTCTGTATGACACCTTAGAAACGTTGCTGATAGAAAATGCTCTGATTCTGAGGAAAAGATATTCAATATCGAAAATAGCTAATTTGTCTACGTCAATGTTATCATCAGCGATACAATTATTGACCACTTGTTTGATAGCAGACAAAATATCTCTAGAATCATCACTAGTTTTCGCCATGAGGAGCAATTTTTCCTCTTTGACGAGCATAGGTCTGATTTTTATTTTCTTGTTTGTAGATGGGATATTCACATCATATAGCGGGTGTGAAATTTTAGGTAAAGTCATGATATAACTCCAGTGTTAGTTTAAACCAATTCAATTTCTAGGTAGGATTGCAACATGAATGCTTTCATCGTTTTCTGCGACATACCAATCAGTGAATGCAAATTCAACAGGTATCTTCATATAGTCATTCGTGTCACCCCAATTGAGATTAATGTCACCTATGTTAATCGGAAACGCTTCTCTCAGATACATGTTAATAGGGTTTGCACCAGTCTCGTTGAATATTTTGATGTTCACATCGACCACATAGTCGTTTTTATATGCTATCTGATATGTGGGAGGATTTGTTCCTGTCAATGTGTTTGTTCTCGTATCATAGCCGGTTCCCCAACCTTGTCCGTATCTAGCATCAAAGTTGCATGATAGCATCATCCATTTTTGTAGGTATTGTAAAATAGCACCTTTCGAGTCGCCCATGAATATCATGCTACATCCGTTAAATTCTGGTGATGTGACGTATTTTTCTGTCGGACCATAACCGTATCTCTTATTGCCGCTTGCGCTCATAGTTATACCCGGCAGTGTCGCACTTTCACACCACAATTCAAGATATCTTGATGTATTGATCGGTTCACTCGAACCATCAAACCCAGCGGGATAGGGCATACGCACGAGAAATTTATTATTTCTCATCATGCCGTTTGAGTTTATGTGAGACGTGAAGTCTCTGATGTTAAATCCTGCCATCTTAGAACTGCTTTGCTGATTCTTTGTAAACTTTTGAACTTGTAGCTCCGACAAATCTTTCTGTCGGCAGCATGATAGTCATATCCCATTCATTGGGCGTGATGTAGAAATAACGAGATTTCACTTGAGTAAATAGATAACGTTTGACACAAGGTTTGAAGTAACTGAACTGTGATGACATTTGGAGTATTCGGTAGTTGATTTTCAACTTAGTGGTGTCATCGTAATTCTTATTGTTCAGCGTTGAGTAAAGTGCATTCAACAATTTAGCTCTTGCCAACGGTGATATGTAATGGAAATTTATTCCGAGAAATCCATCAGGATATAATTCAATCGGAATGACTAGCGGGAATCTGTCCCAGTATGGCAATGTCGCTTTATGTTTCGCATCATAGTGAAACATATACATTCTACCTATAGAAAATCTGGTCATATTGTTGACGAGACGATCTTGTCCGGCAACTAGATTGCTGGGGGTGATGCTACCAACATTTTTTGCGGCATTCATATACCATGCCCGTGCCTCATTAATATCTTTGCTGTTGACAGCACCGATGTTGTTGAGGTTAGCAATTTTTTCAAAAGTATATGTTACCATTTTATGTTGAGTTCTTTCTCCGTCATGATCAAAAATCTCCACTTTCGGTCAGCACAATATTCTTCTGCTGCTTTCCATTTTGCCTGATTTACACCCCATGTCATGACTTCATTGATGTATGCTTTATTTATCGTTTTCTTCTTAACCGGTTCCTTTGTCTGATGAGACGGTTTTATCTCAACCATTAGAGTTTCAGTTATACCTTCTGCATTACGCTTTCTAACGATAAAATCAGGGAAGTAGCGATGGATCTTTCCGTCCACAGGACTTCGATATGGGACAACGAGTTCCTCACTCGCCCACAATAAAACATCCGGATGCTCATCTAAATATTTCATAAATTTTGCTTCCCACGAACTGCGATAAATAATGTTCGTAGGATCACCTTTGTATTTAGACGGATTTCTGGGTTTAAATTTGCCTTGATATGTCTTCATACTATAATTTATAACAAGGAAAAAACATGGCTACTCTAACATCAGGGGATTTGAGTTCTGGCGCATCTGTTGCGACCGGCTACACTAATCAGCCAGGTATGACGATAACACGCGGAGACATTGTAGGACCTGCTACAAAAGCCTCTGTGACTAATATCGAAGCTTCTGATGAAATTCAACATTACAGTTTCCCGCACGATTTAAAATTGAATTACATGACCATAGGTGTGTCATATGAAGAAAAAAGAACTTCTATGGCGACTTCATGGCCTAGTTATACACACAACATTTCGAAGACTAGCACTTATATAAGATTGCCTTTGCCTAGTAATATTGCAGATCATACTGACATTGGTTACAATGAAGCTAAAACATTAGGGTTATCAACTGTGTCTGGTGCTATAATGAGTGGGTTGAATAGATTATTGCCTGATTTTCTTCGTTCAACAGCATCTACAATAGAAAATGATGCATACAACGAAATATTAGCTAGAAATGGTGTCGCACCTAATCAGATGTTTACTGTTATGCTAACAGGTCCTAGATATAAAAGACACGCATTTGAGTGGACATTATACCCTAAGAATAAAAAAGAATCTGATACGATAAGAAAAATAATCAGTAAACTGAAATCAGAAGCAAGACCAGGTCTAGATCCAACTAGACAATTTTTCACATTTCCTAGTGTATTTAATTTGAGTTTTGCGTTAAACAATGTAGATCTGTTAGATGAGGGTTCAATTAACAACTATCTGTTTTCTTTTAAACCTGCAGTTTTAACTTCTATTGATGTTAATTACACGCCTGCAGGACAACCTTCACTATACAAGACTACAGGAGCACCTAACGGGGTAACTATAAGACTATCGTTTTTAGAACTAGAATATTGGTTGTCGAAGGATATGTCGTCCGAAGGTAGTATGCCAGAAGTCAATGCAGCGGGTGATGTCGTTTGGCCGACGAATTGACAGTTCACAAATATTACAAGCTAGGACAGTATTATGCCAGAATTATATTTCAGTAAATTTCCCACAATAGAATATGCCAACAGTAAATGTGTTGACATAACAAAGAGAATCGTTGCTTCACCAGATCTGAGAAGATCCCCTGTTGTTTATGATGAGTATGAATTGAAATCTTCTACTAGAGCTGATATTATTTCAGAAAATTATTACAAAGACCCTAATATGGAATGGTTGTTGTGGTTAGTCAATGGAATAGTTGATCCGTATTACGGTTGGCATTTGAGTTCTAGTGATTTTGACAAGTATATTGAAAGCAAATATGGATCACTTGAAATTGCACAGAAAAAAATTTCGCATTATCAGATAAATTGGAAATATGACGATACTAAGGTGTCACCGTCATTTTACAACAATACTATGGCTGATAATTCTAAAAAATATTTCTCCCCTGTATACAATGAAGGGGTTACTATAATTGAGTATGTTCGCAAACAAGATGACTCAATTGTCAACACCAATAAGATATATGATTTTGAGTTGAGCAATAACACTATTGAATTTACGGTTGGCGAAGTTGTCGATATAAAAACAGTATTGCCTTCTGCTGTAGTTGGTGGCGGCGAAGTAGTTTTCGCAAACTCGACAAATATCAAAATCAAGAATATTAGCGGTGATATGGCCAGCAATAATCTTGTGATAGGCGAAACTTCAGGTGCCACTGCAACTATTAAAAAATCAACACTGTTGATTGAGAACATCACTGATGAAGAAGCCATATACTGGGAACCGGTGTCATACTATGATAAAGAATATGACATTAATGAAAAGAATAGAAATATCAAATTGATGAACCCAGTATATGCTAGTGAAATGGCATACAATATGAGAACAATATTCAAAAAATGACAGCAGCAACGTATACTCAAGCCTATTTTAAGAAATGTTCGATAAACAACATCGACATTTCTCTGCACATCAGAAAACTATATGTGAGTTGTTCGATATTAACTCCTTATATAGTTGCCGAAATAACTATAGTAGATGCTACTTCGTTACAGGATTCACTCTACGAGCCAGGTTCGGATGTTGTTATAGTTTATGGCGCAGGTGATAGCCCAATCGTCAGAGAATACAATCTTGTCACTATGGGTAATATGGGCGGGACTAAATCTGAGAATAACAGATCGGGAACGACTAAAATCGTTGCCGTCAGCAAATGTTATTTTGACATGCAAAACGAACACTCTAGTTATCATCAGAATATACCAGCATCAGAAGTATTCAAGAAGCTACATAAAGAATTGGTGCCTGGTTCAGATGTTAACGTGACAAAAACTAGAGGTTTGATTGGCGATATTGAGCCATTCCATTTGCGCGGTATTAAGCTCGGCAGAGCATTGAATATGGTGCGCAATAGAATGACTGATGAAAAATATAAATCTGGCGCATACGTTTATTACATCGACCAGAATGAGTCATATCATTGCGTTCCTATCCAACAATTGTTTGAGACTGCTGCGGGACCTCGTTTCACTCAAAGAGTTCAGGGTTTGAGTTTTTTGAAAGAACAGCAAACTTTAGCATACAACATTGTTTCAATGAGAAGAGGATCTACTGACTCCTTCTATGGAAGTGACAATGCGACTGATTATCAATCGGCGTTACGTCAGCGCGGCGGCAACGTAAACGAAGGATGGGATTGGGCATCGGGGACATATACCATGCCATCATCTAAAGACTATGACCCGCAATCGTTGTCAACACCGGGTAAGTCAGTATGGCGTGGAGGATCCTCTACAGCACCAGGCACAGTAAATCATAGATTCGGATATGATTCAAACCAAAAAATGAATGTTGATTATGAAGCCGACATTGCAAACAGAAATTTGATAAAATCTATGATCATGCAGGGTTCAACATTAGTTAATGTCCCACTCGAGGGCGGAATGAACTCATATGTAGGCGGTGGATGTTATCTGGATATCTTATCAGACATCGGTGAATTTGATAGAAATAGTTCTCTGTATGGCGGACAGCATCTTGTTATCGCACAAGGAGAATATATATTTCAAGATGGTAATGGGTTGTTGGGTATTGCTGCGTTGCAAACTGCCAGCGGTGGTAAACAAGGGAGTTTGGTGTAATGGAATATGGTCGTGGTCGTGGATTCAATTATTTTATCGGTGAAGTTGTTAGTGTAGATTCACCATATCAGGACGGTAGTGTTAAAGTTAGAGCTTACGGCACTGAGGATGATAAAAGCAAAATACCTGACGAAGCGCTCAGATGGTATAAAGTATTGATGCCGGTCACTCATGCACAAATCAACGGACAAGGAGGCATCCATGGATTGCTAAAAGGTTCGGTTGTCATGTGTATATACCTTGATGATTATGAACAAATTCCTATGGTGATTGGCGTCATTACTTCATCCGGCAAACCTAAAAAAGAATGAGGATTAAACATGGCAAATATTGATCCGACAACAATAGGCATCCCTGCAGCAGCGAGACCTTTCAACGACCCTAGATTGATAGACGGTCTAAAGGGTCTTGAAAACGTTCATGGTGCTTTGCAGGGTGCGATTGACTCGATGTATAGTCTGTCATATAACATGACTGCAGAAAAAGTTCTGGGTGGATTTGATCTTCCCACAATTGGTTCTCAATTTTTTGACGGCAGTTCAAATGCTGCTAAATTCATTAGACAGTTTGACCCTAACAATGAATCTGGATTTGTCGGATTCGGATTGCAGATAGTAGATCAAATCAATGAAGCATTGGACGAAGAAAAAATATTCAAAGACATATTCGGACCACAGATAACATGCTTGATTACATCATTTGTGGACATCAGTAATATCATTCCGACGATTAGCTTGAATTTCCCTGATATTCGAGCATTATTGATGAATAAGCTACAAGAAATTCAAGACGCAATCAATTCAGCAATTAACGGACTACTCGCACCAGTTCGTGATCTGATCAATTCATTGGCTGATGCATTGCAAACAGTGAATGATCTAATCGCTAAAATCGCAGCATGTGCTAGCGCAACTTAAGGATTATAATATGGGAAGTATATCAGACGATATTGAAGGCATCGTGAAATCAAATGAAGCAGCTGTCAAAGCTGAAAGAACTAGATCACGCTCGAGAACACCTAATGCTGCTGAAAACAATAACGGCAAATATCCGCTAAGGACTGTTCAGGAATATATTGGCGGGCATCGTCAAGTTTATGACAGCACACCAGGTCATAGAGTTGTCGAGACCGCACATGGTTCAGGAACATTCCAGCAATGGTCAGAAGATGGGACTGAGATCAAAGTTATTGTAGGTAACGCACACCATCACATGAAAGAAGGTTACACGCTGACTGTCAATCAAAACGGAGATATTAAGATTGACGGACATTGTAGAGTATCTGTCGGCGGAGGTGTCCACCTAGAAGTCAAGGGTGATGTGTCTCTAGTGTCAACTGGCAAAATCACTGCTTTTGCGGCAAGAGATTACAATATTGTCGCAGGCGGCAAAATCAATTTGCTCGGTCGTGGAGGCGTGAATATCAATACCGATAACTCATTGAAAGTCAAAGCAGCCAAAGATCAATCTTATAAAATCGGCGGCAACTCGACCCATGAAATTGATGGAAATTCTTCAGAGCTAATCAAAGGAAATCTTGATTCTGAAATAAAGGGTAACTTGACTGAAAATATCGACGGCGACTCATCCATGACATCCAGTGGCAATATGAAATTCAACGGATCTAGAATTGATCTAAACTAACAAGGCAAAGATATGTCACGAGTACATCAAGATAATAACAATAAAGAAGACAAGCGATATAGTGATATTGCTATAAGTTTTAACATGTCACCCGTGACTGGCAATATTTCAAAAGTGACTGATGCTCAATCAATCAAGCAAGCACTGAGAACTTTGATCATGACCACTAGAGGTGAGCGATTCTATGATAAGACTTACGGATCATCAGTTCACAATTTGCTGTTTGACATGATTGACCCGATCACCGCCGATACAATAAGAATGACGATTGAAGAATCTATCAGAAACTATGAACCTAGGGTTGAGTTAGTCCAGGTATCAGTCAAGACAGATGCGGATAATTTGCAATACAAAGTCGCCATTTTTTTCAGAATAATAAATATTCCTGAAATACAACAATTAGATCTAACCTTAAAAAGAGTTCGATAACACATGGCAAACTCATCTATAAATCTCGTAAATCTGGATTTTGCAACACTAAAATCTAGTTTAAGAACATATCTGTCCTCACAAGACCAATTCAAGGACTATAACTTCGATAGTTCTGCCATGAGTATGCTCATTGATGTGTTGTCATATAACACATACAAGAACGCATTTTACTTGAATATGATTGGGTCTGAAGCATTCCTTGATAGCGCACAGATGAAGGAATCTGTGTATTCACACGCCAAGGAACTCAACTATTTGCCTCGTTCATACAAAAGTGCAGTAGCAAATATCACCATCAATTTTACTGCAAGCGGCGTAAGTCAGCCATATATTATCAGAAAAGGTGAAACGTTCAACACTATAGTCAAGCAATCACCATATACCTTCAGTGTTGCATCAGATCAAATTCTGACTTCTCCGAATAATAGCTTCAGCGCAACATTTGACATATACGAAGGTTTGTATGTCAAGGATAGCTACATCATGCCTGCAGATGGATCTTCGACTTCGTTCATCATCTCGAATGACAAAGTAGATACTGACTCACTCACAGTATTGGTATATGAAAACAATTCAACCACACCTAAGGTTTTCAAGAGAGCAATCACCCTACTAGGATTGACTGAAAATTCTGAGGTGTATTTCATACAGACATCGTTCAACGGAAAATACGAAGTTATCTTCGGCGATGACGTATTGGGTCGAAAGCCAGCAGCAGGAAGCACAGTCATCCTTGATTATCGTGTATCATCAGGATCTGAGCCCAACGGAGCAAAGACATTTATTGCCAACTTTGATCCGACCGGCACTAATGAATTGACATCTTACGTTTCTGTGAAGACTAACAAATTCTCAACACTTACTAGCGGCGAATATGCTGTTAACGGCTCAGAATCAGAATCAATTGATTCTGTCAGATATTATGCTCCTAGACATTTCCAGACACAAGAACGTGCTGTCACAACCAATGACTATGAAACGCTGTTGAAAGCGCAATATCCAGAAATTGGAGCTATTTCAGTTTATGGCGGGGAAGAAGTAAACCCACCTAGATATGGCAAAGTGTTTGTCGCAGTGGATATTAAAAACGTTGATGGACTTCCTGAATCTAAGAAACAGGAATATTACAATTTCTTGAAAACTAGAGTTCCTCTGTCGATTGATCCTATTTTTGTTGAGCCGCAATTCACCTATGTCCGAATTGACTCCAAACTGAAATATAATGTCAATGTGACTACTAGAACTCCGCAGAATATCAAAGCTGCTACTATTCTAGCAATCAATGAATATGCTGATGCTAACTTGAACGACTTCAAAGGCACTTTGAGATATTCAAAACTCACAACTGCAATTGACAATGTTGATCCTAGCATAATTTCGAACCAGACAGATTTGATGGTATACAAAAAGATAAAGCCTGTTTTAGGTAGACCTCAGAATATCGACCTACAATTCAATATTCCTTTGAGAAAAACCTATTATTTGCTAGATACGATTGTAGGTAATCGAACCATCGCTCAGGGTGATGTTGAGATCGCACACACAGTGCATTCTTCAGTAGTCACAGTTAACGGAGATAAGTGTGAAATTGAAGACAATGGAGCAGGTGTTCTTCGTCTAGTAAAAATTACTAATAATCAGCATTTGATTATCAGAGAAGTGGGGACGGTCGACTATGATACAGGTCGAGTTCAATTGATCAACTTCAATATTGATTCTTTTGACGGTAATTATCTCAAGATCTATATTGTGCCTGCTGAAAAAGACATAAGCATCAAAAAGAATGAAATATTGTCCATCGAATCCGACGAAATTGACCTAACCGTTGAAGCAGTGAGAGAATAATGTCAGGTATCGAAAAAAACATTTCCCAATTCATCGAAAACCAATTCCCTGCTGTATACAGGGAAGAGGGTGAATTGTTTGTGAAATTCGTCACAGCTTATTACGAGTGGATGGAACAGCCTAACAACGTGCTGCACCATTCAAGAAATTTGCTAGAATATAAGGACATTGACGCGACAGTTGATGATTTTGTTCTCCAATTCAAGCAAAAATATCTGAGTGACATTCAATTCGATACAGCATCACAGACACGAAATCTAGTAAAACATTCACTCGATCTATATCGTTCAAAAGGAACAGAACGTTCTATTGATCTGTTTTTCAGATCTGTTTTCGGTGTTCCTGCTGAACTATACTACCCAGGCAATGACCTATTCCGTCTATCTGATGGCAAATGGGTGCAGCCTAAGTATATCGAAGTCACACCTAGTGAACACAATGTAGATTTTGCCGGCAAACAAATAGTCGGTATCAACAGCAAAGCAACTGCGTTTGTTGAGAGATATATCAAAAGAAAAATCAAGTCAAAATATATCCATATATTCTACATATCTGCAATCACTGGTGAGTTTGAAACTGGCGAATTGATAGGTTTGTCCAATGAAAACCTGAAAAACTTGCCCACTATGATCGGGTCAATGACTACGCTAGATGTCATCACAGGTGGTTCAGATTTCAACGTAGGTGATATTGTATCACTGACTTCAAACAACGGATTGCAAGGTAAAGCTAGAGTTGCCGAAGTTTCTGATATTTCAGGAATCATCTCGTATGAGTTGGTTGATTCTGGATGGGGATATACGACAAACGCAGAGATTCTAATCTCTGAAAATGTGTTCACGTTATCAAACGTCAGAGCATCCGCAAACGCAGTAGATTTCCAATTTGATTTTTTCGAAACTATCAAACAACCTTTAGCTAATTTAGCTATTATTAATGCGAACAGTGCATTCTCTCCAGTCAATAACAGTCTACTGTTTACATACTATTCAAACGGCACAATCGCAGGTAAAGGATTAGTTCTAGGATACACTGCTAACGGATCCACTAATGGCGAAGTATATGTTGCTGAACTATACAATACACTAGGAACTGTTGTCGAACCTTCTTCGAATTTGGCTGGAACAGTTGCTTTATCGGCAATAGACGTATCATTGTCTGGCATCGCATCAACTAATGTTGACTCACAATCTGTTGACGGAACGGCTGGATCCACTTACACATTACAATTGACCCCTGGTCAGTTGTTGAAATTTTATGCATATGATGCAAACAATAATTTGATAGGTTCCGAAGAAAAAGTTGTGCAAAGTATTGCAAACGACACAAACTTCACTATAACTACAAATGCGTCATTCACTTCATCAAATGTGATCATACAGACGATGGGTTCAAAAACCGTAACGGGTTCAGGGACAGCATTTAACACTGATTTTGTATACGGTGATCAAGTTGTATTTTACAGTAATTCATCGAATTACATCATAGATACTGTCAATTCTGTCGTGAACTCGACATATATGACTTTGCAGAATGGCGTGAATTTCTCGAACTCAGCAGCTAAATATGCAGGTGTAGTATACAACAGTAAAATCTATACTAGCTCAAATACGATTTCTGCAAATATTAGCAGCAGAACTGATAAGTCTGCTACAGCAAACATCATGGGTATTGCAGACAATCAAATTCTTAAGCTAGTGAATTGCTCATCAGTTTTCACTAACACAGAATACATCTATCAGTTGAATGCTAATAATGTCGAAATAGCAAATGCTAAAGTGATGTCTGTAGGTATCAACGGGTCAAACGCAACAGTAATCACAGATAATACTGTAGGTGTCTTCATTGTTGATTCTACCACACCTATCAGAACACGTTACTCAAATGGAACATTGACTAACAAAACTGCAAATCTAGTTCAACTAGATATGACGATTGGCGTCATAGGTGTGAGTAATACGTTCATCACAACTGATAATAATTTTGTCTATGGAACCAACACATTTTCAAATGCTACGTTGACAAGAATTAGCACAGGTGCTCTTGCAAACTTTGCTATATCTGATACATTGTCATATCCAGAATCATTGGTTTTCAACAGTGAATTGATTGACAAATATGCAAATCTATCTCTAAATTCAGAGACGTTCGGTTTCCCTAGAAATCCGACCGCAAATATCTCGACTCAATATCTAGATGACATTTTCAAAACTGTATCGCTAACTATCGGCGGAGTTTCAGCACTAGTCGGAATTAACCCAGGTAAGAATTATGACGCCGCCCCATTCGTCACAATATATGAGCCCGACATTGCGATTTATGGTCTGAATGATTTTGAAATCGACATTGCAAACAACGCAGGTGGATTCTTTGCCGTGGGTGAATTAGTATACCAGACAACGGGCGGTCAAGGTATAATCAAAACAGTGAATTCTAGCCACATCGGTGTCAAACGACTCACATTTGAAAACTTGTTTGACCCGGCATATGCATTGATCGGATTGACTACAGGTGCTACTGCTAATATTGTGTCTGTCAGTGAATCAGATAATATTAAACCTATTGGCTTGAATGCTATTGTTACTGCTAACGTGCAAATTGCCAAAGGATCTGTTAAATCATTGAACGTGATTGACTCAGGGTTTGGTTATATTCCTGATGAGGTTGCAACTTTTACTTCTTCTGACGGATCACGTTCTGGGTCTGCAAAAGTCAATCTAGGTAAGCGCGGAGTTTCTGAAGGTTTCTTTAAGAATAAAAATGGGCAACTTAGCGGCGATAAGAAAATATTTGACGGCGAATATTATCAAGAGTTCTCATACGAAATTCGTTCCCCAATCCGCGTTGATAAATATGCGGAGATGCTAAAGAATGTTATGCATGTCGCAGGAACTAAGATGTTCGCCGCAACAGTGCTCACAGATACTGCAAATAGCTCTATTAACGTAATAACCGAAATAGTGACGGAATAAGATGGCTGAACCTAAAAAACTAATCACAAAAGAAAGTCGTTTGCATAACGCCAGACAACTAATCGAATCTATCTCGGAACCTGCAAACAACGCATATTACGCTTTTATCGGCAATCATTTAGAGTATGCAAATACTGCTGATATACCGCAGCCTAATGATTCTGTTTTCACGACCCATATTGACGTATACAGAAACATGATATTCGGTAAAAGAATATCATCAAATGATATTAAGATTATGATAGACAGAAATGATTACACATCAAATACTGTTTACTCAATGTATGATGACACTGTGGGCGAAGCGAACATCGACTTCTTTGACAGCAATTATTATGCAGTAGTGAATGCAGATTCATATTATCATGTTTTCAAAGTTCTCGACAACAACAATGGTTCACCGTCAACCGTTCAACCTGAATTTTCTGAAGTAGATCCTCAGGATGAATTTTATCAGACATCTGACGGGTATGTGTGGAAATACATGTATACCGTTGATGACACAACTGTTAGAAAATTCGCAACGTCAGAATTCTTCCCAGTAGTCGCAAACGCACAAGTTGCCGCTGCGGCAAAAGACGGCATAATAAATGTCATCAAAGTTGAAAACGCAGGTCGTGGATATGACAACTATTGCAATGGAACTTTCAGAATTGAAGATTTGAAGGTTGATGGTAACAGTTACATATACTCATTGAACTCATCAATTAATGCGAACACTACCGGCAAATTCTACAATGAATGCTACGTTTATATTTCTTCGGGAACTGGTGCGGGACAGTATGCTAAGATAAAAGATTATGTCGTAAATTCGTCAGTCAAAGCGATCCATATCGAGACTCCGTTTAGCATTCCGCCACTGGCTGATTCTGTATATGAAATTTCACCGGGTGTTAAAATCACAGGTGATGGTTCAGAGACAACTAAAGCAGAGGCAAGAGCTATTGTAAATTCTGTAGGCAATTCAATTCAAAGAATTGAGATGCTCAATTTGGGTGAGAATTACAAATATGC